CGCGGCAACATGGCGGCGAAGCTGGTCGAAATCAACGCCGCCGCCGCGCAATCCAAGCGGGCATTCGACAACGCGCTGACCGCGGCGCGCAACTTCGGCCGCGGCGGGCAGTCGGCGGCGCAGGGGATGGGGGGACAGTTGAAGTCGATTGCGTTGCAGGCGGTAGGTGTCGCTGCGGCGTTCAAGGGCATCGGCGCGGTCATCAATACCGGCATTGCATCGCAGCGGCTGGAAGCCAAGTTCCAGTTCGCGGCGGGCGGCGACACAGCCAAGGCGGCGGGCGATCTGGCCTTTGTGCGGGCCGAGGCGGAGCGCCTGGCGCTGCCGATCCTGGAAGCGGCGGACGGATTTTCCAAACTGGCGGCGGCCACCCAAGGCACAGCGATCGAGGGCGAAAAAACCCGCGCCATCTTCACCGGCATTTCCAGCGCCATGCGGGTGCTGGGTGCGCAGAACTATACGGTGGAGCGATCGTTCACTGCCATCACCCAGGCCCTGTCGAAGGGCCAGCTGCAGGCAGAAGAAATAAGGGGACAATTAGCGGAACACATCCCGGGCGCGTTCCGCATCCTGGCCAATGCGCTCGGTATCACCGAACAAAAACTCAACAAGGATCTGAAAGGCGGGCTGGTCGATTCGGCGACGGCAATGGTGGCATTCGCCAAGGAACTGGAGCGCATGTCGCAATCCGGGCTGCTGGCCGCCACGCAGTCGTTTCAGGCGCAAACGGTGCGGTTGTCGAATACCCTGTTCGACTTCAGGGACACCATCGCAAAAGCGGGCCTGCTGGATGTGCTGGGCGCGGAAATCACCACGCTCACCGACAAGCTACGCGAGATGGCTGACACCGGCGAATTGCAGGCCTTCGCCAAGGATTTCGCGCAGGTGGTTTCGGATATTGCGCGGATTCTGGGCACGGCCACCCGTTTCGCTATCGAGCACCGCGATGCGATTGCGAAGATTGCGGTTTTGTACGCCGGATTCAGGATTGCCAAGGCGGTGCAGGGGGTCGAGCTTGCCTGGGCGGCTGTGGCAACCCGCACCGTGGCGGCAGGCGCTGCGATCACCGGAGTCGGCGGCGCGGCACGCATCCTGCTGGCGCTGCTGGGTGGGCCGGTGGGTATTGGCGCGGCGATTCTGGCTGCTGGCGCCGCCTGGCTGATTTTCCGCGAGAAGGCGACGGACGCGCTGGATGCGGCAACGGAGAAGCTGGGCGGACTCCGAAAAACGCTGAACCAGTCCATCCTGCAATTCAACGCCGGCGGACTGGCCGGCGATGCGGCGGTGGCAGCGGCGGCTGGTAATGCACAGCGACTGAAAGTGGCTTATGAGGGTGCGCTGAAGGCGCGCGCGGCGCTTGCTGGCAAGAATGTCAGCCTGTCTACTCTGGATTCAGCCGATACCGACATCAAGACCGCACTGAGCGATTTGCAGCGTGCGGGGCGGTTTTACGCAGAGGCGGTCAAGCAGAAAGAACAACTCGACAAAGCCAAACCCAAAACAGCCGCCCCGGGATCCACTGGCGACAAGCCCGATAAAGGCGCGCTTTCCGCCGCCCAGCGCGAAGCCGAAGCCCTGCTGAAAGCGCAGGAGGCATTGGACAAGGCCCGCGCCGAGGCAGAGGCGCTTGGCTTGAGCGACAGTCTGGCTGCTCGCAAGGAAATTATCGACCAGCGCCGCAAGGCGGAATTGATCGATGAGGAAACTTTCATCCGCGCCAAGGCGCTGCTGAATGAAGAGGGGCTGCGCAACGAGCTGGCAGCGCTGCAGGACCAGCAGGCGGCGTTGCGAGCTGCGGCTGTCACGCCGGGCGCGAAGGGATCGGAGCGCACGCAGGCGCTGGCCGAGCTGGCGCTGGTGGAGGCGCGCATCCTGTCGGCGGGCGACAAGATACTGAATCTGAACCAGGCCACGACGGCTGAGCTGGCTGCGCTGGGCGCAGCCAAGTTTAAAACGCAGGCCGAGTTCATCGCCGGGCTGGAGCAGGAAGCGCGGTTGGCCAAGCTCAATACCGAGGAACGCGAAAAAGAGTTGTTGTTGCTGGAGGCCAAAAAACTCGGCATTACCGATGTGAATCGGCTGCTGGAATTGCAGGCCCAAATCAATCAGGCGGCGAAAGATAAAGACGCCGCCAAAGAACTGCAGCGTCAGCAGGATGACGTTTACAAGAGCGTGCAGGAAGGGGTACAGCGCGCGTTCGCAGATGGCCTGAATGCGGTGGCGACGGGCGAAGGCGGATTCGCCGGCGCGCTGAAAAATCTGGTCGACACCATTCGCAACGCGCTGGCGAACGCGCTGGCCGGCAGCCTGACCGAGGGATTCCTCGGCCTGCTGGGCGGCAAGGAAGGGGTGTTGAATATTGCCGGCACACTTGGCTTCGGCGGCAAGCGCGACGGCGGCACCATCGCCAGCGCGGTGTATGTTCAGGACGTGAGCAAGGGGCCACTGGCCGGTTTGACCGGCGCTAAAAGCGGCGAAGGCGTCTTGGGCGACACGACCAGTCTGTTCGGCGGGCTGTTCGAGAGCATCAAGGGGATTTTCTCGGGCATTGGCAGCACAATTTCCAGCCTGTTCAAGTCGCTGGCTTCGTCTATTTCCGGGCTGTTTTCATCGGGCGGTAGTGGCGGTGGTGGCAGCAGTAGCACGGGCGGATTTATTTCCAGTTTGATTTCCATCTTCGCCAGCAACTACGCCGACGGCGGCTATACCGGCGACGGCGGCAAATATGAGCCCAAGGGCGTGGTGCACGGCGGCGAGTACGTGTTCAGCAAGGATGCGGTGCGGCGTCTTGGGTTGTCGGCGCTTGACAATATGCACCGCATCGCATCGGGCGGCTTCATTCCACGCATGCCGCGCTGGGGCTACGCCGACGGCGGCGCGGTGAACCTGCCCGCAGCTGGCGCGGCGCCGTCGGTCAACGCCAATACCCGCATCCACAACTATTTTGATCTGGATTCTGCAATGAGCGGCTTCATGAACACACGCGCCGGTGAGCGCGCCATCCTCAACATCATCCAGCGAAATCCCGGCGCGGTGGGGGGCTGAGATGCCGAATCGCGTTTCATTCGTTGATAATCTCGGCGCATTTCCGCTGGCGCACTACGCCATGCTCGCGGCGATACGGCAGTTTTGCGGCGGATTTGGCGACCTCGGGGCCACCGGCAGCGCCAGGATCGGAGCCATCGGCGGCACCCGCACCGGTACCGGCACGCTGACCGGCATCGTAGCCGTCGAGCCCGGCGCGGTGACAGAAACCTGGACGCTGACATGCACCGCAGCGGCGGTGAACGGCGGCACCTTCAGCGTGTCGGGCAGCGTGTCCGGCGCGATGGCGGCGGCTACCGTGGGCGTGGCGTACAGCGCCGCGCGAATCAAATTCACGATCAACGACGGCGCGACCGATTACGCCCTGAACGACACCTTCACCGTCCCTGTCACTGTCGCCGCCCGCACCGGCACCGGCACGCTCACCGGCGTCGAGGCGAGCCCGACCAGCGTGACCGAAACCTGGACGCTGACCTGTACCGCAGCGGCGGCGAACGGCGGCACGTTCAGCGTCAGCGGGTCGGTGTCCGGGGCGCAGGTAGCGGCCACGGTCGGCGTGGCGTACAGCGTCGCGCGTATCAAGTTCACGATCAACGACGGCGCGACCGATTACGCGGTGAACGATACGTTCACGCTCCCCGTCACACAAGGCCCGGCGGCGGCGGCGGGCATTGCCTACGATGTGCTGCGCTATACCACGGTCGACGGCACGCTCAGCGGGCATGAGTTAATCATGAAAGCCAAGGGGCTGGATGGGTTGCAGGAAATCTACTGGGGCATCCGCACCTATCACGACGTCGGCGCGGATTACTACAACCTGCTGGCGGGCGTGTTTACTGGGTATATCGCTGGCAACACATTCGATACCCAGCCCGGCGCGGCGCTGGTGGGCTGCCCGGCGCACAATAACCGCATCGACTACTGGTTGACGATGAACGGCCAGCGCATCGCCCTGGCGATGAAAGTTGGCACGCCGGTGTACGAGCATCTGTACCTGGGCAAGATGCTGCCCTATTCGCGGCCCAGCCAGTTTCCCTACCCGGTCGTCGCCGGCGGCATGCTGGTCGGCGCGGCGGCCACGCGGTTCAGCGAAATCACCCACGATTTCTATTTGCGCGGCGCCAGCGCGCGCGGGCAGCTACGCACGCCGGGCGGGTATGTCAACATGTACTGCTATCCGTGGGGGAATACCTACATCACCGGGAATTCGAGCGCCGCCGCGCAACTACAGGCGCGCGACACCGAGGGCCAGTACCCGCTGCTGCCGGTGGAGTTGCACGACAACAGCGCCAACCTGTACGGCCAGCTCGACGGCATTTTTCACGTCAGCGGTTTCAACAGCGCTGTGGAAAACACCCTCGTGATCGGCGGCGTGACCTACGTGGTAATGCAGAGCGTGGCGCGCACCGGCCATGCCGACTACTACGCGCTGCGGCTCGACGTTTAAAGGAATCACAACATGGCCTATTACTCCGGCACCGCCGCCAGCCTCTCCGCCCTGCGCACCAACCTGCTCACCCATGCCCAGGCCGACGGATGGGCGCTGGTGTCCACATCCGTTACCGGCTCGATCAGCGGCACGACCCTGACGGTCAGCGCTGTTGCGGCGGGGTCGTTGTCGATTGGCGAGGTGATCAGCGGCACCGGCATCACAGCCGGGACCACGATCACCGCCCTCGGCACCGGAACCGGCGGCGTCGGGACTTACACCGTCAGTGTGTCCCAGACCGTCGCCAGCACCACCATTACCACCGTCGGGGGGGTGCTGTCCAAGGCGGGCGTATTTTTCAAAATCTCGGAGACGGCGATCAACATCATCTGCCTCGGCTGCGAGAGCAACGCCGTTTTAAACCCTGCGCCGGGCGTCGTGTCGATCGGGCGTATTTACGAGTTAAGCGGCTACCCGACACGCGAGATTTCATTCCCTTGCAATTACGAGGTGTTCGGATTCGCCCAGGAACTATACATGGTTGCCAATTACGACGTCGATGCCTATCAGTGGATGGCGTTCGGCAAAAGCACCGTGCCGGGACTGATCGGGCAGGGTGGATGGTGCGCGGCGACCATCGGCGTGTTTGGCATTTCAAGTGCCGCAGACGCAATTGAGATTGCCCAGACTGGTGGTGGCAGTTATTCAACTACCGCTGCAGCGTTCTGGAAAACGCAATATGGCGGATACATAATTTCTAACAATGCGTGGGTAAACAGCGGCTTGGACGCGCATGGATGGACATATAACGGTTCGATCCTTGATTTTCCGATCGGAATCCTACATTCGACTACATTGATTACTTTACAGCCGAGTGTGTGGAATAGCGAGTCTGTGCTTTTACCGTTGCGCTGCTTTAAAGCGCGCCCATCTTATAAATCCAGCCTGATTGCCGATCTGGCAAACGCACGGCATTTCCGCATCGACAATTTCACGCCGGGCGATATTCTGATTATCGGGTCTGACAAGTGGAAAGTTTTCCCGTGGTACCGCAAGAACGTGACTGCACGCAACGGCGGCAACTACATCAACCACACCGGCACCTTCGGCTGGGCGATTCGCTACCAGGGACCGTAAATGGCGCTGCTCACCGGCTTTCTCGCCGCATCCTCGGTTTACGGCTACGACCGGCTCTATCTCACCGGCGATCTGGACGATTACGCCGCCACGTGGATCAACAATCTCGTTTATTGGGCCGCCGTACCCAGCCCAGGCGCCGCGCTGCTCGCCAGCAATCTGCCGGTCTCGACCACGCCCTATGCCAAGTCCGGCGCCATCGCACGCAGCTACTTCGACGATTTTTACAACCGCGTCCATGTCGCGCCTGCGGTGCTCAACATCGGCAATCTGCTGTCAGTTCAAACGCGCCAGGTGACGGTGTGGAACGCCTATTTCACCAGCCAGGCGCTGGCCAGCATCGGCGAATCCGGCACCGTCGGGCTGACCGAATCGGGCATCGTCGCCCCCACCACCTTCGCCCCGCTCGAGGAGCGCACCTATTCGGTTACGGTGGCGACCGAAGGCCCGGCCACCATCGGGGCGCTCTACACGTTTGCGTTTCCGCTGGAATCGCCCACGCTGGCCGTCACCGGCCGCCGCGTGGTGATATTCGGCCATGCGCCGAACTGGGCCGCGCCGGTGACGGAAAAACTCAACTGGCTGACCGATGTGATGCTCGCCCAGGGCGGCATCGAGCAGCGGGTGGGCTTGCGCGATGCGCCGCGCCGCGCGCTGGCCTACGATCTGGCGACGCTCGACCGGCATCAGACCAATGTACTGGAAACCATGCTACTGGGCTGGCAGGCGCGGCTGTGGGCGGTGCCGGTATGGACCGATGCGCAGAATCTGGCGGCCGACCTCGCCGCCGGCAGCCTGGCCATCCCTGCAACGACCAGCGACTATGAGTTTGCCGCCGATGGCCTGGCGCTGCTGTGGGCAGCGCACGACCGGCACGAGGCGGTCGAGGTCGCCAGCGTCGGCGGGGCATCGCTCACGCTCAAGACCGCCACCGTGGCCGCGTGGCCGGCCGGCACCCGGCTCTACCCGATCCTCCTTGGCCGCATGCCGCCGCGCCAGAAATTTACCCGCGAAACCGGGCACCACCTGAGCGGCGGGGTTGAGTTCTCGTTCGACGACAACGTGGCCATCGTCGCTGCCGACAGCGGCGACCTGTACGCTGGCTACTATGTCTATGCAGGCCGCACCAACTGGGCCGATCCGACCGAGGTGGAATTCGTGCGCCAGGTGGACGAGCTGGACTACGAAACCAGCCATGCCTGGGTGGATGATCTGTCCGGCCTGGCGGCGATCCTGAAAAGCTGGCACTGGCTATTCAAAAACCGCGCCGAGATCGTGGCGTTTCGCGGATGGCTGGCGGCCCGCGCCGGGCGGCGGGTGCCGTTCTGGTCGATTTCGCAGGCGGTGGACATGGAAGTGCTCACCGCCATCGGCGCCAGCGCCACGACTATCACCGTGCGCAACATCGGCTATGCAAGATACCTCAACGGCCGAGCCGACCGGCGCCACATCGTCATCCGCACCACCAGCGGGACGCTGTACTACCGTAGCATCACCGCATCGTCCGAGATCGACGCCGGCAGCGAGGATCTGGCGATTGACAGCGCGCTGGGCGTCACCCTGCAACCCGCCGATATCGAGTCGGTGCGTTTCATGCACCTGACCCGGCTGGATGGCGACGCCATCGAGATCGACTGGCAGCACCTCGGCGTCGCCGAGTGCTCAACGATGTTGAGGAGCTTGCCGCAATGACCTATGCAGCGGTTGAGACCAGTACTCACGGCGGCCAGCCGGTCGAGCTGTACCGGTTTAGCCAGGGCACGCGCAAGTGGCTGTATACCAGCGCCGACGCGGCGTTCGTCTACGCCGGTGAAACCTACGAGCCCTGGCCGCTCAAGCGCAGCGCGTTTCGCCAGACGCAGGAGCTGGCCAAGGCCGGACTGGAGATCAACACCGCGCGCGATCTGCCGTTTGTGGCCGACAGCATGGCCAGCCCGCTGATCGGCGTGATCGCGCTGACCGTTTATCGCCGCCATCGCAGCGATGGCGAGGTTCAGCAGTGGTGGAAGGGCCGTGTCAAGGGTGTGCGCTTCGCCGGCAGCGAGGCGATCATCAGTTGCGATCCGCGCGGCACCTCGGTGCGCCGCATTGGCCTGCACCGCCCGGCGCAGCGGCAGTGCCCGCATGCGCTATACGAAATCGGCTGCAACGTGGCCGGGGCGAGCTTTTCTGCAGCCGGCACGCTGTTGAGCCATACCGGCGCGGTGGTCACTTCCGGCGTATTCGCCACCCAGCCCAACGGCTGGTGGGTGGGCGGCAAGATTGTGCTGGATGGCGTGCTGCGCTTCATCATCGCCGACGCGACCGATACGGTAACGCTGTCGTCCGGCATCCCCGGGCTGGCGCAAAACGCCGGGTTTGTGGTGTATCCGGGCTGCGACCATACGCCGGGGACCTGCAATATCAAGTTCGGCAACATCCTCAACAACGGTGGCGCGCCGTGGTGGCCGAAGAAAAATCCCTTCACCGGAGACAGCGCCTTCTAATATGTGGGTTCAACTTATCCTATTCGTTATTTCGGCTGTCATCAGCTACCTGCTGACGCCGAAACCGCCGCAGGCCAAACCGGGCAAAGTCGAGATCCCCACGGTGCAGGAAGGCCGCAAGCTGGGCGTGCTGTTCGGCTCGCGCTGGATCAAGGGCCCGCATGTTTACTGGTGGGGCGACGTGGCCACCACGCCGATCAAGAAGTGATCATCACCCGCAGCCACATGGATGAGCTGGGCTACTGCGCCCGGGGCGCGCGCCGCTGGTTTGCCCGCATGGGACTGGACTGGGCGGTATTCGTACGCGACGGCATCGATGCCGATGTGTTGCTGGCCACCGGCGACGCGATGGCGCTGCGGCTGATCGACCATATCAAGGATAAGAAATGAGCTTTGGCAGCAAGCAGACCGTCGGCTTTCGCTACTACATCGGCATGCACCATGTGTACGGCCTGTCTCCCTCGGCCAATCCGGTCACCGCGGTCAAGAAGATCAAGGTGGGCGAGAAGGAAGCCTGGAGCGGCAACATCACCAGCAACGCCACCATCAGCATCAACCAGCCCGATCTGTTCGGCGGCGAGGACAAGGAGGGCGGCATTGTCGGCGACATCGACATCGAGTTCGGCGGCATCGCGCAGGGCGTGAACACCTATCTGGCGGCCGTGCTGACCGGCATGCCGGTGCCGGCGTTCCGTGGCCTGCTGGGGCTGGTGCTGCGCCGCCCGATGGTGAGCGCGATGTCGCCCTACATCAAGCCCTGGAGCATTTACGCCAGCCGCATCAACGGCGGGTTTTACCCGGCCAAGGCGGCCATCGGCGACAACCTGAACCCGGCGCACATGATCTATGAGCTGCTCACACTGCCCGAGTTCAGCATCCGCGCGGCCTCATCCGACATCAATGTGGCCAGCTTTACCGCGGTGGCCGCCGCCCTGTATGCCGAGGGCCTGATGCTGAGTTTCTATTGGGAGGACGAGCGCCCAACAGAGGAATTCATCGGCGAAATCCTGCAGCACATCGACGGCAGCCTGTACCCCGACCCGGCCACCGGCCAGCTCACGCTGAGGCTGGCGCGGGATGATTACACCATCGCCAGCCTGCCGATTCTGGACGCCTCCAACATCCTGCGCGTCGATGGCTTCAGCCAGCCGCTGCCGGGCGAGCTGACCAGCGAGGTACAGGTCAAATACGAGGATCAGGCAACCGGCGCGGCCGCCAGCGTGACAGTGCAGGACATCGCCATCCAGGAAATGCAGGGCGGCGGCAGCGTGCCGGTGGTGCGTGACTATCAGGGCATCCCCAACGACACCATCGCCAGCAAGATCGCGCTGCGCGAACTGCGCACCCTGGCGGCGCCGCTGGCACGCGGCGAGATCATCTGCAACCGCACCGTTTACGATGCCCATATCGGCAAACTTTACCGCCTGCAATGGCCGCCGCTTGGGATTGCGGACATGGTGGTGCGCGTAGCCGAGATCGACTACGGCACACTCACCAGCGGAAAAATCACCCTGGTGGTGATGCAGGACGTGTTCAAGGCCGCCAGCACCGTGATTGGCGTGCCGAGCGCAAGCGGCTGGGCCAATCCGGTCAGCGCCCCCGCGCCCAGCCCGCAACGGCTGGCAATGGAAGCGCCCTACTGGGTCGTGGCGCGCGAGCTGCTCTCCGATTCGGACGCCCTGATCGATGCCGTCGACCCGCTCAACGGCATTTTGCTGGCCACCGGCAACCGCCCCAGCGGCGATGCCTATGAATACCGGCTCAATACCCGTACCGGTGCGGCCGCCTATGTCGACCGCGCTGCCGGTGCGTTCAGCCCGACCGCCGTGCTGGTGGGTGCGGTGGGGCGCACCGATACCGCATTTTCGATCACCAGCGGGGTGGATCTGGGTTTTGTCGAGCCTGATACCTGGGCGCACATCGATGGCGAGCTGGTCAAGATCGTGGCAGTCAGCAGCAGCGCCGTCACCGTCAAGCGCGGCGTGCTGGATACCGTGCCTGCCCCGCACGCGGATGGCGTGGTGATCCACTTCGCCGATGATTTCAAGGCGCTCGACCCGACCGAATGGAGCAGCGGCCAGACTGTAAACGCCAAACTGCTCACCCGTACCGGCCTCGGCAACCTGCTCGAAGCCGCCGCCCCAGCCGACAGCGTCGTCATGGCGCAGCGCTTCATCCGCCCCTATGCCCCCGGCAAGGTCCTGATCAACACCGTCAGCTATCCCACTACCGCCACCGGCGACCTCACCATCACCTGGGCGCACCGCGACCGCCGCCTGCAAACCGCCTACCTCGTCGAGCAGTCCGAGGCCAACATCGGCCCCGAGGTCGGCACTACATACACCGTCCGCATCTATAACGCCCAGACTGGCGGCACCCTGATTCGCACCTATAGTGCGCTTACCGGCACCAGCCAGATTTACACCGCAGCCCAGGCCGCCACCGACAACGGCGGAACTGCGCCTGCGAATATCCGAATCGAGATCGAATCGGTGCGCGATGGGTATCTGAGCTGGCAGCTGCAGGTGGTGCCGTTTGCGTGGAGTTGA